TCAGCAACGGCGCTGCAGCAGGTTATGCGAGCGAACCAGCCAGGTCGCGGCGCCGGCAATCACGGCCAGCGCAACGCCAGCTGCCGCGTTGCCGGTTCCGAACATCAGGCCGGCAAGAAGGCCAACGGCAAGCAGCAGGCGGGTGAGCAGTGTTTCGGTCATGATCGTCTCCGGCATCGTGTGTTTGATGTCGGGTACTGTAAATAAATACAGCTATCGACGCAAGGGCATCGTGCATCCTGTTGTGCGCGCTTGCGCTATAATCCGCCCCCGTCGCCGGCATAGCTCAGTTGGTAGAGCAGCTGATTTGTAATCAGAAGGTCGTGGGTTCGATTCCTATTGCCGGCACCAGTAAAGCAAGGGGCTGCAGTGATGCAGCCCCTTTTCAAGTCTGGTCGGGTTGGCGACGGGCTGATCTACAGCCACCTCGTGCCGGTTGGGGTTGAGACGGCGGCGAACGACACAGGCCGTCGTATCGAAAAAAATTGGCGAAAAACTTGCATTGTTTCTCGTTGTCGCTTATAGTTCTGTTTCTCCGACGCGGGGTGGAGCAGTCTGGCAGCTCGTCGGGCTCATAACCCGAAGGTCGCAGGTTCAAATCCTGCCCCCGCAACCATACCTAGAGACAGGCCGACAGCGATTGCTGCTCGGCCTGTTTCGCTTTCTACCCACACCTGTCCGCCTTCCTCGATCACGCGGGCGCCTTCGATCAGGGGGCGAAGGACTTCGCGGGCCTCGGCCACGTTGGTCTTGAGGGCGCGCTCGAGCTGGAAGGCCATCTGCCGGTACATGGCCGGGATGCGCGAGAGATTGACGTTCGACAGGGCCTCGATGCGCTGGATCTCGGCTTGCAGCTCTGAGCGGCGGCGCTCTGTGGCGGCAAGACGCTCGCTGATCGCGGGCGAGAGACCGACTTGCGAAATAGCATCGACCAGGTTGGCGATCTGCTGCTCGATTGTGGCCAGCTCGCCGGCCTTCGTGCGCACCAGGTCGTCGGCCTGGGCGCGTGTCTCGGCGAGTCGGGCGCGGATCTTGGTCTGGATGCTGGCCAGCTGCTCGCCGCTGGCGAGCTCGGCGCGGATGTCGCCCAGCAGGCGAGAGTCGATCGCCACACGCCGCGCCAGCACTCCACTGCACACGGCGGGGCCGCGGTCCTTGCGCTGGGCGCAGCCGTAGTGACGGCCGCTGGTGGCGATGATGGCGCCACCGCACTTACCACAGCGCAGCAGGCCTCCGAACAGGGTCGTTGGGCGCTTGCCCTTGCCGCTGCCGCCGGATTCGCGCGCGGGGCGGCCGAAGCGTGCGCGCACCGCATCCCACAGCGACTGGTCGAGGATGCGCAGCTCGGGGTGGTCTTCGATGATCCATTCTTCCCGCGGGCGATCGAGCCGCGTGCGCTTGCCGGTGTCGGGGTCCTTCACCCACTGCGAGCGGTTCCAGACCATGCGGCCGATGTACAGCTCGTTGTTGAGCACGCCGCTGCCCTTGGCCGGGCTGCCGTACAGGGCCGATACAGACCAAGTGCCGCCGCGGCCGGTCTTGATGCCGCGGGCGTTGAGGTCGGCGGCGATGCGCTGGCAGCTCCACCCGTCGCCGTAGCGCTGGTAGATCTCGCGCACCGTGGCCGCCTGGGCTGGCTCGACCTCGAGCACATGGATGTCGCCCACGGCCACCGATCGATAGCCGAAGGGCACGCCGCCGGCGTGGCCACCGCGCTGCAGCTGGCCCGTGAGGCCGCGGTGCGTCTTGTGGCGCAGGTCGTCGAGGTAGATCTCGTTGATGAGGCCGCGCATTGTGCGGTGGATCTTGCGGCCGCTGCCCTCGGAGTCGTAGCCGTCGGCCACACCGATGATGCGGATGCCGCGGTGCTCGAGGCGACGCACCATGCGCTCTTGCTCGACCATGTCGCGGCTCAGGCGGTCGAGGCCTTCGACCAGCAGCACCGCAAAGCGGCCGGCCAGCGCGTCGGCCACCAGGCGTGCGCCTTCGGGCCTGCGCGCCACGGGCGTGCTGCCCGATATGCCGTCGTCGGAGTAGGTGCTGAAAATGGAAAGCCCGAGCGCGTCGGCTCGGGCCTGGCACACGCGCGCCTGGTCAGCGAGGGATGTCTCGCGCTGGCGGTCGGTGCTGTAGCGGGTGTAGATGGCTGCGGTCATGTTGCTGAGTCTGGCTGGCGGTAGCGGCCTCGGCAAGCAGCTGCTCGAGGATCCTGTCCGCCATCCAGTTCAGCAGCGGGTCGAGCGCAGCACGCCGGGCCTGGGTGGTCATCTGTTATGTTCGATCGCCAGGGCGATCAACGAGGCGAAGAGAAAGAAGACAGTTCCCGCCTTGGCGATGGGGGCGCTTGTGTGCGGCGCGATCAGGATCAGCGCCGCCAGGCTGTAGAAAGCGGATGCGGTCATTGCTTGGCATCCTTTGCCTTCTTTCGCTCCCATGCCTTGATCTCGCCCACCGTCATGAACATGTATTCATCGCAGCCGCACTCAGGACAAACGTTCTTTGTCCATCGTTCGCGGCGCTCGGGCACCAGGTCTCCCTCATAGCCACGCCACTTGCACTTGCTGCGGCCACATCGGATGGGGGCCGTGTTCCAGTCAGGTCTCGCGCTCATTGCGTCAGCCTCCTATGCGCCTCGGCGATCTGGTCGGCCAGGCCGGCGCGGATTTTCTTGGGTAGGGTCATGGATTCGGGCAGGCCGTCGATTTCGCGCTGCAGGCGCTGGGGCAGGTAGCCCTCGTCGAGCAGTTCTTGCAGCAGGGCGGCGGACGGGGTGGCGTCGACCAGACGCTCGGCGGTGGCCATCAGCTTGTCGTGCAGGCGGCGCACCTTTTCGGCATTGCGGACGGTGACCCGAGTGCGGCTCAGCTGCAGGCCGCTACCTTGCTGGCCCAGCCCACGGGCGATCGCCTTTTTCGTGAAGCCGGCCTTGAGCAGCGCATCGATGAGCGCCCAGGTGGGCGCGGCATCCACCAGGGCGCCGTCGGCCAGCAGATCTGCGCGCATGGCGAGGATCTTCTTCTCGGTGGCCCGCCGCAGGTTGGCGCGCTCGCCGCGCTTGATGGCCCACAGCGTGGCCTCGGTGATGTCGGTGGCGATCGAGAGCGTGCGACGGCCAACGCCCGCCGCGGCCAGCGCCTGGATGTGCGCGCGGGCGGCGTCGGCCGGCACGAAGGGGTTGGCTTCGCCCGCCTTGCGTGCCTTGGCCCGCATGCGCTCGTACGCGGTGTTGGCGCCGCGGCAGGCCGGGCAGCGGCAGCCGGCCATGTAGCGCAGGCGGTCGCCTTGGGGGCGGTTGCGGGCCAGCTCGCCAATGGGGCGCAGGCCGCGCGCCTCGATGGCGCTGCGGTGTTGGGTGCCGGTCAGCATGATGCGGCCCCTTCCTTGGCGAGCACGAAGCGGGCGCGCTCCATTGCGTCGTCGATGTTGCCCTTGCGCGAGTCGGCGCGGAACGCGGTGCCCGTGCGCTTGCGAACGTCGATGTAGTAGTGCCCGTCGTCGGCCAGGGTGATGCGAACGCTGGCCGCGGCTAGCTTTTCGGGCAGCGTGGCCGGCTCGATCGCCCACTCGCCCGGGGCGTTGAAGGAGCAGTCGCGCAGCATGCGCACGCGGTGCGTGCCCTGGCCGAAGACCTTGTCGGCCAGCCGCTGGGCGGCGGCCTCGGGGCTCATCGTGCTGCTGGCGCTGATGCCCTTGAGGCGGCAGTGGTAGGCCTGCGTTCGGTAGGTGACGGTGATGGTGGTGGGGGCGGTGGTCATGGGTCAGGCCTCCTGCTTCTCGCGCTCGATGCGCGCGTTCAGTTCTTCGATTTCTTTCTCGACTTCCCAGCGCTTCAGCTCCTGCATTTCGGCGGTCGGTTGCCATAGCAGGTGTTCCATGCCCATCGACCAGGAATTGCCGACTTCGCGCTCGGCCTTGTAGCGCTCGAGTTCCTTGGGGTTGATGTCACGCCAGGGGACGCTGACGAACAGAACGCCCAGGCTGGTGCGGCCGGTGATGGTCGCGGTGTGGCCGTAGCGATCGCTGATGAGCATGGGGACGTGCGGCGTCAGCCCCGCGACATCAAGGGCTTGGGAGATATCGACGATGCGCGGCAGCGCTTCGATGCGCGCCAGCATTTCGCGGCCGGCGGCGGAGTTCTTGCGCGGCCAGTAGGCGCCGAAGCTGTTGGGCTGCTTCCAGACGGACTGGTCGGGGGTGCTTGGGAAGCGGAAGCCGGCGCGGCGGCCGTCCCGATACGAGAGCGAATCCTTGGCGCCGATCTCTTGGCAGAAGGCGTGAAGGGCCTTGCGCGCCTCGGCGTTGGCGGCCTCAATCTCGATGGCCTTGTCCATGATCGGGCCGTGGGTGACGCGGAAATAGCGCCGGTAGATTTGCGACATGGCTTAGTCCTCCTTCCAGTCGACGGCAACGGACGTGCTGCAGATGGCGATGCGCCGGGCGACCACGAATCTGTGGCCTTCACGCTTGGCAGCGAGCAGCTCAACGTGATCGCGCGCCTTCTTTGCGGTGTCGTGGGTGGGGCCGGTGAGGCGCCCGTTGGAGTCGAGCACCATGAAAACGCCTGGCGCGTCTTCGGGCTCCATGCTCGCCACCTGGGCGCTCGCCTTTTCGATACGCGCCACGTCGATGAGGGCGGCGACCAACTCGGGCAGCTCCATGTCGCTGGTGTCGAGTTCGAGCATGGTGCCGATCGCGTCGGCGATTTGCTCGGAGAGCTTCATCTCCTGCTCGCACTTGGCCGCGATGACGGCGGTCATGTCGTGGACGACGGACTCGGCGCGGGCGAGTTTGGCGGCGAGGTCTTCGACGGTGGGCGATGGGGTGATGCGAGGGTCGGCGTAGATCACAGCAGGGCCTCCTTCAGTTTGCGTTCGGCGCGGGCGCGGACTTCGTCGGCGCTAGGGCGGCGGGGTTGGGACGGGGCGCAGAGACCGGATTCGAGGGTGTCGAGCTGGTCGGCCAGGGCGCGGACGTGGGCGCGCTGTTCGCGCAGGCAGAGTGGGGCGCGGGCTTCCATCCACGCGAGATCGTTCTGGGCGATGGCGAGGCGGCCGCGGGTGATGGCGCGGCGCAGGGTGTTGATGAGGGTTCGCATGGGTGGGGCCTCAGAGGTGGTGGATCTGGCGGGCGGCGCGGTCGCCGATGGCCTTCAGGGCGGCGATGGCGGCGTCGGTGGCGTGCTCGAGCTCGTCGAGGGCGGCGCAGGCCTGGGTGCGCTGGGGCTCGGCGCCGTCGTAGCCTTCGAACAGGACGCCGCTGCTGGATTGGGCGTGCACTTGGGTAGCGGCGTAGGCGAGGCGGACGAGGGTGGCGAGCTCTGCATCGGTGAGCGTGGCGACCGGCGGGCCAGCCATGCGATCCGGCAGGGCCGGCGCTGGCTTCGGGGGGATCTGGCCGCGGTGCGTGTTCGGGGCTGTCTGCTTGATGTCGGCGGTCATGGCGGGCCTCACGCTGCAGTCGATTCGGGGCGCTCGATGCGGTACAGGTCGCAGTACGAGCGGGGGCGGATCACTTCCACGTCGCCTTCGTCGCCGATGTGGATGACCGCCGAAGAGAATTCGACGTAATCGGGCACCGCGCCGTCGTAGTGCTCCCACAGCGCCTCGAGCATCGACACTTCCGCATTCTTCAGATCGGGTGTCCGCGCCTGGATCTGGCTGTTAAGTGCGGCAATGTCTGCCTTGATCTCCTCAATGCAGGCGTATTCCTGCAGGTAGGCCTTCACCTTCTCGTAGGCATCTGAATGGACGATAACCGTCCCATCGTGCGCGGTGATGCGGCTGGCTTCCTTGAATGACATGGTGTGACTCCTCACGATTGCTGAGCGCTGGCGGAAAACTCGGGCTGGCTGCGCTCGATGCCGGCGCCGGTGTTGGTGGTGGAAAGGCGGGCGCGCTTGCGGCGCTGCTGGCTGACGCCCAGCTCGAGCACGCTGCGCAGGACGGGGGCGGCGAGCACCTGGGCGTAGTCGAAGCCCATGGCCGGGAAGCGGCTGCGGCGGTAGGCCCAGCGCAACTCGGCGTCGGAGGCGGGGGGGCGGTCGGGGCTCATCGCTTGGTCGACTCGAAGACCCAGCACTTCACCGTTTGCGGGCGCATGTCTTCTTTGGCGCCGCAGCGGGCGTTGTGCCGGCCGTTGATTGCGGAGTTCACCGAACACACGTCCTTGAACCGTGGGCTGCGGCTGGTCTTGAGGTAGCGCTTGAGGTCGGCGATGGGCGGAACCTGCTGGCGCTTCTCGGCGGCGACCTGGACGAAGTGGTTCAGGTTGATTGCGATCCAGTCGGGGCTGCGGCTGTGGTTGAGGCGCGACTCGCCAAAGCCTTCGTCGTCGGTGTTGTCCAGGTAGTGGAAGGCCTCCCAGAAGGCCTCGACGATGGGGTGCTCGCGCTGCAGGGCTTGTTCTCGTTCCAGCGCCAGGTTGATGAGCAGCGCCTTGGCTTCGTCCTGCTGGGTGGTGGTGATGGGGCAGGCCAGCGACAGCGCGTCGACGAACACCATGATTTGCGCGTGGTTCTTCTGGATGCGCTGGTTCTTGCTGCCGGCCTCGGCGATGCGGCGCTCGTAGGTACGGGTGCGCTCTTCCACCATGTCCATGACCTGCGCTTCGCGGGTGATGGCGCGCAACAAGAAGGCGGAGACTTCGCCGGCCGACATGCGGCCCAGCTGGAGTGCGGCTTCGCGGCCCGCCTCGGACTGGCGGCTCTTGTCGAACCTCAGGTGCACGATCCGCTCCATGATCGGCAGCGAAGCCTGCACCGGTGCGTTCTGGGCGATGACCAGCGCGGCGCGAAACTGCGGGTCGTAGGTGTCGTTGCCGCTCGACTTAACGCCGGTGGTGCGCAGGCTGCCGCCGTTGTACAGGCTCTTGAGGCTGTCCCAGTGGAAGGCCTGCTTGGGGCGGCCCTTGCTGCCGTCGCTGTCGTCTTCGCGGTCGGACTCGATCAGCACCACCGGAAGGTTGCTGACCTGGGCCATGGTGCGCATGAAGCCCACCTGGCTGCCTTTCATGGGGTCGAAGCCCTCGTAGCCGTTGCGGCCCACCAGCTTCCACAGGGTTTCGAGCAGGGTGGTTTTGCCGCTGCCCGGCTCGCCGACGATCTCGACGAAGGGGAAGGACTCGAAGCGGTGGCGCACCTGCTCGGCAAACAGCGCGCCCATCCACACGGCCAGGGCGACCACGCCCTTCGGGCCAAAGCACAGGTAGAGCCGATCGAACCAGCCGTTGTCGGGCGCCTTGGTGTCGGTGTCGATGTCCAGCTTCATCGACTTGCTCAGCGTCTTGATGGCGAGCTTGCCGAACTCGATGTAGTCCTCATCGTTCATCGGCACCACGCGGTCGCCTTGCACGCCCAGCGTGGGGTAGACGTAGGCCTTGTGCTCGAGGCTGTAGCCCACGTAGTCGATGGTGGCCACGGTCTTGATGTTGTAGGTCCAGCGGCTCACCAGGTTGTCCAGCTGGCCGGCGGTGCCCTTCCACATGGCACCCGCGCCGCTGTGCAGCAGGCGCTTCTTGAACTCGGCAGCGGCGGTGAGCTGGCCGGCGCTGAAGGTGTTCTTGACGCTGGCGCCGTCGTGGGGGAAGTCGACGCGGAAGTAGTACCAGGCCTCGTCGGTCACCTCGTTCTTGAGGTAGTAGAGCGGCACCGGTTGGCAGTTGCAGATCTCGGTGACGCTGTTGGACTGCTTGAGCGCCTCTTCCCGCAGTTCGGCCTCGTCGCGGTCGGGGTCGGCCTCGGCAAGCTCCTGTTTCACCTTGGTCAGCTTGTCGATGTCGAGCTTCCACCAGTACATGCGGCGCTCGAAATCAAAGGCGAACGTGGCCCAGCCGTGCTTGCTGTACATCAACGTGGCCTTCTCTCCGGGCGACTTCGCCAGCAGCAGGGCGCCGCGGTAGCGCGCTTCCTTGATCTGCTCGGCGCCCAGCTCGCGGCGCATCCACAGGTCGTTCCAGTCGAGCTTGCTGCGGCCGGTGGGCGGCTGTGCGGCGCTGGCCTCCCAGCCCTCGGCGATGGCGCGGTCGACGAACTTGCGGGTAAAGCCTTCGCCGGCGTGCCCTGCGTCGAAGGCGAACACCAGCCGCGGGCGGCTCAGCGGCCGAGCGGTGGCTAGCGCTTCCAGCGCGGCGCTGGGGTAGTTGCTGCAGGTGAGGGCAGAAACGGCCACCTGGCCCGCGTGAATCAGCGCGATGGCGTCGAACACGCCCTCGGTAATCCAGATCTCGTCTGCCTGCGTCAAGTCGGCGCCCGGTGCGCTCCACCAGGTGCCGCCGTAGTGGCCGCTGAAGGTGGCCTTGCGCTTACCGAAGCGCTGTGGGCGGTCGATGATGCGTTCCCAGTAGCCCACGCCTGGCAGCGCAAAGCGAACGGTGGCGCTGCCGATCTGCTGCTTGCCGTCCCAGTAGCTTTCCTGGCTGTACCAGCCCTTGATCTTTTCGAGGTCGAACCCGCGGCTGTCGCGCAGGTAGGCGTCGGCGGCGGCGTTGGGGTTGTCCGGGGCTTTGGGGTAGCGGTCGGACCAGCTCTCGAACAGCTCGCTGTACAGATCCTTGACGTGGCCCTCGTAGCTGCATTTGTCCAGGCGACCGCAGCGCAGCACCCAAGGGTGCTCGGCGTGGGTGTAAAGCTCCTTCTTGCCGCAGTTGGGGCACTTGCCTTTGCGCAGCCAGCCGTTCTCGATCTTCGATAGCTCGAAGTCGCGGTCGAGGCGGGCTGTGATGTCGGCGTGCAGGCGTGAATCCATGGCGGCAGGTTCTTTAGGCGTGAAGAGGTCCGCGCGCGCCAGAAACTGGCGAGCGGGATCGGTGCAATCGGGTTGTGTGGGGAGTGCTGGGGCGGCCTGGTCTTATCCGGCGCCGGGCAGCTCGGGCAGGCTTAGCTGCCGGGGGTCGAGTGCCGGATCTGGCCGCCTGCGTAGTTTCGGCATGTCGGCATCTGGAGGCAGGCGCCGGGGGTCTTCAGGGTGCAGCCTAGAACCGATGATGAGGTTCGCGTGCTGCAGCAGGCTGCGGAAGCTGGCGTCGCAGTCGGGGTCTTTGCAGCGGAAGAACAGCTCGCGCGTGCTGCTGGACACGGCGCGGCTGGTATAGACGGTGACGTTGCCGCCGCACACCGGGCAGGGGATGTGCGGGTGGGCCATGGCGGTCGCTTTGCCTGTGCGGCGGGCGTGCTGGGCGACGTAGCGGCGGGATGACATCAGCGGCCCCCCTGGTGCTCGGGCTCGGCCATTTCTTCGAGCCGGGCCAGCATGTTCAGCAGCGCCTGCTGGGTGCGGTAGATGGCCGCGCGCACGTTCTTGAGTTCGCGCAGCTCGACGCGGCCGTCGGCCAGGGTGTTATCGACCGCAGCGCCCACGTTGCCATTGGCTGCCCACACGTGGGTTACCAACTCGAGCACGGCCATGTCGCCGCTGTTGCCGTGGGCATCCACCGGCACCGCAACGTGGCCGTGGTTGGCGCACAGGGCGTGCAGGATGCGGTAGTCGCCCGTCAGCCCCATGACTTGGTCGGCGTCCTTGAGGCTGGGCACGTTGGCGGTGTTGTGCGGGTTGGCCTTGTTGCGCAGCACCGCCGGCGAGGTGCCCAGGCGCGGCGCGAGGGATTCGCAGCCGCCGGGGGCGTCGTGGCAGGTGGCGTAGAAGGCGTCTTGGACGGTGGACATTTTCTAGGGCTGAATCCGAATGAAGTCTTTATCGGCGGAGCGATGCAGTATTCATGCGTGCTCGAGTGCTTTGCAGTCGGCCAGCAGCTGACGGGCAGCCGGGTCGGATTCGATGGCCTGCAGCAACAGGATTCGCGCCATGCTGCTGCTGGTTCGGCCGTCTCGGGCGGCCAGCGCGTCGAATGCGCTGCGTTCGTGCGGCATCAACGAGACCACGATGCGGCGCGAGACATCCACGCCGCGTGGCGCGCGGCTGCGAGGGTGCTGGCTGATGTCAGGGGTGGCGATGGCGGTCATTGGTTATGATGTGCAACACAATTGAACTTAAGGCGGATTCTGGTTCATAAAACTGAACCTGTCAACGACTATGGGTGAAGAAAACGCGACCATTCACGACCGGCTGCGGATAGAGCGCGAGCGCCTCGGCCTTTCTCAGGCGGCGGTTTATCAGCGCCTGGTCGTCTCGAAGGGCACGTACATCAAGTACGAGTCGGGCGAGACATCGCCCACCGCGCGCCACCTGGCTGTGCTCGATCAGATGGGCTTCGATATCTACTTCGTCGTCGTCGGCGAGCGATCGGCAAACGAGCTCGGCGCCGAGTACAGCAACCTGATCAGCGCCTATTCGCAGTGCAGCGACGAACTGAGGGGCGCTGCGCTTGCAGTGTTGATGTCGAACCGATTGAAAGAGGTGGGCGCCGCGAAGGTGGTGCCGCGATTCTTCGAGGAGACTTTCGGGGGTGGTGCGTATGCGCACCCGCTGCCCGCGCCGCTGGTGTTGCATGACTCGGCCGCTGAGCCACCCGCAGCGCCAGGAAGTCTGCCCGGCGAAAGGGGGAAGCCCGAAAAAAAGGCCCCGCAGAAGAGCGGGACCAGATGATGCGACTGGCGCTAGTCCTGATCTGGCCACAACAGCGTTGCGGCTAAGCGGATCGCCCCGTAGTGGGCGAGGGCTTGATTCTCGCACGCGGCACCAATGACCCCTTGCCGAGTGTTGCCGGTCGAGTCGATGACGGCATAGGCGGCGCCGACAATCTCGCCGCGCTCTGCGGCGTCTGCCAGGGCCTTGAAGGCACGCGCCGTTTCTGTTCGGCGCCGGATGTTGATCGGTATGACGTTGGTCGCACGTGTGTTCACGCGGGATGCTCCTGTTATTGTTCGGAGTCTCGTTTGTAGGTCGCGGGCATATATTCGGTTTCGATGATCAGAGCGGAATTCGGGCCCCTTCTCCGGGTCGCTGCAGGCCCAATTCTCGGCGCGCTGCGGATATGAAGTTGCCCTGTAAAGCAGCCCTATCGGCGTGTTTTACTGGGTAGGAATTGTTCTGAAATCGTGATCCACGAGGAAGATCACGAAGGGGGAGAGGATGAAGACAACGATTCTGATTGGCGCAATGACGCTGGCGCTTGCCGGCTGTGCAGATCCGGCGCGCGAGGAAGTGCGGCAGGCGGACTATGGGGAGCGCTGGCCGCTGCGTGCGCCGGTTGCCGTGGTGGGCTGCTCGCCGCCAGACCTGCGCTACCTAGAAGTCGATGGCACCCGCTACGGCATCAATGGGCCGGCGCTGCGCGCGGGGTTCCCCGAAGCGGGGCAGGCGCGCAAGGACGGCACGCCAGGGCCGCTGGCCGACTTCATTGAGCGTGCGGGGGCGCTGTGCGGAAGGTAGCCGCTGCGCTGCTGGTTGCCGGGGTGATTGCTGCGCCTTGGGACGTGCGAGCAAACGGTCGCCAGCCGTGTGACCGTGGCGCGGGCGGCGTTTCGCACTGCCAGGGAGACAAGTTCGTCTGCAGGGATGGCCGCATCAGCGGAAGCAAGCAGAAATGCACCCAGGCTGCAGCCGCATCCGGCGCGGCCAAGTCGGCTGGCGTTGCCGGACTGAGCTGCGCCGGCAAGCGGTATTGCAAGGACATGGATTCGTGCGACGAGGCCCGGCACTACCTCACGCGCTGCGGGGTGCGAAGCCTCGATCGGGATGGAGACGGGGTGCCGTGCGAGTCGCTCTGCGGCGGCAGGTAGAACAAGACGGCCGGATCACTCCGGCCGTTTTTCCATCTCCACACGGGTCGTGAATCCGCCGCCGCCCACGTCGTGCTGCACGCGCACGGCCAGCCAGCCCTGGCCGTCGATCTCGGGCTTCCAGCCGCGCACGTCGACCGGCACCTCGGGGAAAAGGTCGGCGCGGCCGTAGGCCAGGGTGATCTCGAAGTTGGCCATGCCGCGCTGGATGCGGTGCCATTCGGCCTTGGCTGCGCGCTCGGCGTTGGTGCGGTTGGCGTAGGTGTGGCGCAGCACCTTGACGTTGCCGGTGCTGGGCTGGGTGGGGTCGGGCACGTCTTCGCCGTCGATCGTCTCTTCGCCCACCAGCACAAAGGCGCGCTCGGCCTTGCGGGCGTCGTTGTAGTTGGCCTGCACGGCGGTGTAGGCGGCGCGATCGGCTACGGCAAAGCGGTGGCCGTCGCCCTGGTTGCGGGTGAGGGTGAGCACCGGCAGGGGCTTGCCGCTTGCCGTCGTGGCCTGGCCCGCTCGAACGAACAGCAGCCGGCCGGCCTTGACTGTGGCGATGGCGCCGAAGTCCTCGGCCAGGCGGGTTAGCAGGTTGGCGTCGGATTCGGCGGTCTGGTCGAGGTGGTCGAGCGGTTCGTCCGCGAAGTCCGCGCCGACGACGGGCTGCAGGCCGTTCTGCGCGGCGATGCTGCGCACCAGGTCGCCCAGCGTTACGCCGTGCCAGCTGCGCTCTTTCTTGGTGGCGATGCCACTGCGCATGTCGGCCGATCGGGCGCGGATGATGAGGCGATCGGGCGCTCCGGTGTGCTCGAGCTCGTCGACGAGGTATTCGCCCTTGTCTTCGAGCGGCTCGCCCGCCCACCCCAGCGCCAGACGCACGCGGGCGCCACGCGGCGGCAGAGCCAGCGCGCCGTCGGTGTCGTCGAGGGTGATGTCGAGCGTGTCCGCTTCCAGCCCGCGGTTGTCGGTGAGGCTGAGCGATTCGAGCCGCGGCCGGATGGTGGGGGTGATGTCCTGGCCATCGACCAGGATGCGGTAAGCGGGCTGGCGGTAGGCCATCAGGCGCCGCCCTCGAGCGCGGCCTCTTGCTGGCGGGTGATCTCGTAGGCGTCGCGCGGATCGTGCTCGAGCGCGATTCCTTGCGCATCGGCAATGCGCCGGCATGCGGTCTCGAAGTGGCCCCGATCGCACTCGATGCCGATGAAGCTGCGGCCCTCGAGTACCGCCCCCACGCCTGTGGTGCCGCTGCCCATGAAGGGATCCAGCACCGTGGCGCCCGGCGGCACGACGCGGGCCAGCTCGCGCATCAGCGCGGTGGGTTTGCCGGTCATGTGGTGTTTGTCAGCCTGCAGCACCTTGGCCGTGTAGGCGCCAGGGAACGGGCCGTCGTGCTCTGCAATCGGGCATTTGCCTGCGGTGCCCCACACGATGTACTCGCACTGGTGGCGAAGGTAGCCCTTGTGGGGAGCGCGAGAGCCACGCCCCTTGTCCCAGGCGGCAACGCCGCGCCACATGAGGCCGGCCCACTGGAATGCGTCGGTCAGGGCGGGAAGTTGCCGCCAGTCGATGAAGCTGAGCACGTACGCGCCGTCATCCACCGGCAGTCGCTGCAGCCATTCCTGGCACCAGGACATCCACGAACGCTGGTCTTTCGCGTCGCCGGCAAAAGCGCGCCAGTCGCGCTGCACGCCGCTCTGCACGTACTTGTCCTTGACGGGCATGGTGCGGTCGGCGCGATACATGCCGCCGGATGCGTAGGGTGGGTCGGTGATGACGGCGGCGACTGTGGGCAGGGTGGGCAGGATCTTCATGCTGTCGCCCAGGTAGAGCGTGGCGGTGCCGATGGTCTTCTTGATCATGTAGGGCATCAGTTTCGGTGCTGGTTGGCGCAGCCGGCACAGCCGGGCGCGGTGGCGCGGCCGAGGTGGCCGCAGGTGATGGGTTCTGGGGTGTGGGTGTGCGGGCGCATGTTGCGCCGGCCGTCGGCGGTCCAGCCGTGCTGCACGGGGTAGGTGACGGGGATGCCGCGGGGGCGGGCGTCGCCGCTGCGGCGGCTGTTGCAGCCTTCGAGCGGGGTCTTGCCCTCATCGATGAGGGCGACATGCGGTAAGTGCTTGCTGGCCATGGCTTAGCGGATCTGGTCGAGCAGGAGTTCGCCGAGCACGCTGCCGAGCTCGAGCCCGGTGTCGGCGACGCGCTTGATGCTGATCGCGAAATCGATACGGCGGGCCGCGCCGTCCTGGAAGAAGAGGGTGCGGGTGGTTTGCAGGGACTCGATGACGTACAGGCCGTAGATGCGGCCGGTGCCTTCGATCAGCGGCCAGGCGTCGCCGGTGTCGGCCATGGCCTGCAGCACGTCGAGGCTGAGGCGTTCGCCGGCCAGCTCGGGCAGCAGCACGCCGTTTAGGGTGATGGTTTCGTCATCCGGGCCGATGAACTGGCTGGCGGGGCGGTCGCCCATGCGCGGCACGCTGGCGTGGCGCCAGGCGAGCTGGCGCTGCATTTCCTGATAGGCGGCGGTGTGCAGGCTGAAGACGAAGAAGCCCAGGGCCATCATCATGATTGGGCGCGCTCCCAGTCGTTGCGGCAGTCGCAGTTGCACCAGCGGGGGGCTGGCTGGCCGTCTGCGGCTGCAGGCAGGGGCTCGTCGCAGAACAGGCACAGCCCGGTGGCGGACGGGCCTGTGGGGCGGCGGTTGGCAAGGGCGATGGCGCGGTCTTGCTCTTCGCGCTCGGTGGCTTTGTCGCTGATGTCCATAGGGGCCTCAGTCGACGTCGCCCAGGATGCTGCGGCGGCGGGACTGGCGGTAGCGCTCGCGCTCGGTGAGCTGGCGGTCGACTTCCTTGGCAATCTCGGGCGCGCTTTGGCCTGGTGCGGCGTTGACGGTGATGGTGTTGCTGTTGCTGACGCTGCTGCCGCCTGCGCCTGGTGCGCGAAGCGGGGCGGGGACGGTGCTTTGACCGCCGAAGCTGAACATGCTGCCGAAGTCGATGGACACGGCGTTCTTGATGGCGGCGAGCTTGTCGACGATGTACTGCACGCCGGCGTTGAACATGGCCTTGATGCCGTCCCAGATGCCGGCGAGCTTTTCCTTGACGGTGTCCCAGTTCTGCCACAGCAGCACGCCGGCAGCGCCCACGGCGGCGACGGCGGCCACTGCGGCCAGCGCGGGGGCGCTGATGGCGCCGAGCAGCGGGGCGATGATGCCCAGGCCGATCTTGAGCATGGCCAGCGGACCGACGACGGCCGCCATGCCCAATGCGAGCGCGCCCAGGCCGGCCACGATGGCGGCCACCGCGGCTGCGGTGTGCATAAGCGCTGAGGCGAGGCCCGGGTTGCGCTGCATCCAGCCGTCGATCGCCTCGAGCACGCGGCCAGCCCATTCGATGAGGCCCACCAGCGTGCCCTTGAGCGTTTCGCCGGCGCGCGTGGATGCGTTGAACAGGCGGTTCATCGCGGCTTGCCAGCGGGCGGACAGGGCCATGGCGCGGGCGTCGGCTTCGCGGGCCATGCTGCCGCGGGCTTGCTCGTCGTTGGCGAGGCCGAGCTGGCGGCGGTATTCGTCCATGTTCTGGGCGAGCTTGGCGACGTCGTCGCCGTACTCCTTGCCGAACAGGCCCACGGTAGCTGCGAGCTGTTGCTCCTCGGGCAGTGCCTTGATGGCCTCGAGCACCTTGATGATGGTGCCGGTGCTGTCCTTGAGCATGCCGAGTTGCACGGCGTCGGGCGCCAGGCCCAGCGAGTTGAGCGCGTCCTGAAAGCGGGCGGGCTGGTTGGCGGCGATTGCCAGCTCGCGGATGACGGCGTTGGTCGCGGTGGCTGCCACTTCGGCCGATGCGCCCAGGCTCAGGAACGTGCTGCCGAGCGCGGCGGAGTCGCGCATCGACATGTTCACGGTTTGCGTGATGCCGGCGATACGGGTGAGCACCTCGATGATGTCGGCGCCCTTGCTCTGCGCGTTGTCGTCGAGCCAGTTGATGGTGTCGCCCAGCTCGCTGATGTTGGCGATGGGGATCTTGTACAGGCCGGCGACCTTGGCGATGTTTTCGCCGATCTGGTCGGCCATGGCGTCGAACGCGGTGGCGGCCATGCCGGCGGTGCGGGCGTACTGCAACAGGTTGTCTGCGCCCTGGATGCCCATGCGGGCGCCGGCTTCGACCAGGGCGGCAATCTGCACGGCGCTTTGCCCGATGCGGGCGTCGGTGCTGAGCGCGCGGATGGCGTCGGCCATGTCGTAGTAGGTGCGCGTGAGCTGGCCGTTGGCGTCGCGCGTGCCTTCGACCTGCTTGGCCACGCCGAGCATGGCGTCTTCGAAGGTGGCGAAGTCCTTGACCATGCCGACGATGGGCAGGCCCATGGCGGTGCCGGTGGCGAGCAGGCCGGCGCCGGCGTTGAGCAGCTGGTTGCGCGCTTCCATGGCGCGGTTCCATTGCTGCTGGCGCTCGCGCACGGCGGCCAGACGCCGGCCGTGCTCGTTGAGCTGGCCGTTGGCGCGGTCGATCTGGGCGGCGAGTTCGCGCTGGCGGCTGGCGAGCTGCGACACGGGCAGGCCGCTGCGCTCGATCTGGGCGCGGGCGTCGGCCTGGGTGCGGGCGAGGCGGGTGTTGTCGCGCTCGAGCTGCTTGACTTCACGCCGGGCGGCCTTGTACTGCTCGTTGAGTTCGCGGCTGGGCTGCTCGGTGGCGATGATCTGGTCGCGCAGGGCGCGCAGCTTGTCGCGGGCGGTGCCGAGCGCCCGGGCGTTGTCGGTGAGGGCTTGCGTGGCGCCGGTGTAGTTGCCGATGCGCTTTTGCTGGGCTTCGAGATCGCGCAGGCGGTCGCGCGCTTCCTTGACGGCGCCGGACAGCTTGTGGCTGCCCTGCAGCATGCCCTGCAGGGGGCGGGTGAGTTTATCGACGGCGCCGAGGATGACCTGGAGCCGCAGGCTTTGGGATGCGCTCATGCGTCAGTCCTCGGCGGGTTCGGCGCGCACGCGGGCGCGCTCGCGCCATGCGATGAGGTCGGCCAGTTCCAGGGTGACCAGCTCGGAGAGCGGCCAGTGAAACACGGTGGCGATGTCGGCCATGGCGTCTTCTACGCGGCGCGGGGGTGCGGGGTCGGTCTCTGTCAGCCGGCGGGCTTGAGCGACCGCGGAAGCAAAAAATTGGAGATCTCCACGGCGCAGGCCATGAGGTCGGCGGCGTCCATGCGGGCGACCTCGTGCGGCAGCAGCGGGGGCTCGGTGATGCGGGGCAGCAGGTCGGCGACGGCGCCGGCTTCCATGCGCAGAAGGTCGCTGAGGACGATTCCGCGCAGGGCGCCGGCGTCGGGCTTGCGCAGGGTGATGGCGGGGATGGTTTGCTCGCCGCGGGCGATGGGCTTTTCGAGGGTGATGGGTTCGGACATGGGTGGGACTCCGTATGTGTGGGTGCCGGTTACGCCACGTTGTCCGGCGCTCTCATGGACGGGTGCAGGAGGTCACCCGCGGAGCCGATTGATGCGGGCTTACAGCCCCAATGCGTTGCGCTGTTCGGCCAGGCGATCGACGCCGCCGACGACTTCGACGAAGTTCATGAGGTCGATCTCGATCTCCACCTGGCCGTCGACGGTGAGCTTGTAGTAGCTGAGGTTGGCCATGACCTTGAGCGGGGCGTCTTCGCCAGCCTTGGCGGTGCCGGGGTCGAGCTCGGTGTAGCGGCCGCGGGCGACGACTTCCACCGACGTGACCTGGTCGGAATCCTCACGCTGCCAAGCGCCGACAAAGCGCATCAGCGCGCCGTCGACCTTGCTGATGCCGAATTGCCGGTAGACGCGCACGTCCATGCCGACGGTGAATTCCATGTTGAGCGCTTCGAGGCCCATGTCGGCGGCGACGGGGCCGTTCATGCCGCCGCCGCGGAATTCTTCGGTCTTGCGGGTGAGCTTGGGCAGGACAACCTCGGAGGCCACGCCGGCGTAGGACTCGCCGTCGAGCAGGAGGTTGAAGTTCTTGAGCTTGTGGGGGAGTGCCATTGCAGTGTCCTCGGTGGGCGGGCGTGGCGGCGCATCATCTTCGTGGCGTCACGAAGATGATGCGGGCGGCTTAGGCGTTGATGCGGTCGGCGAAATCGACCAGGTAGCGGTCGGTGATGCGCTGCTGGAAGACGAGGTTTTCGAGCGGCGGGACGGGGGTGTAGTCGTAGTCGATGTAGAGCTTGCCGCTCTTGAGGGTGGTGGCGTCATTGACCTCGGTGTTGTACCAGGCGCGCGCATCGACGATGTAGCCCAGGCCGCGCAGCTCGCGGAACTTGGCGTTGATGCCTTCGATGATGTCCTTGACCAGGCTGGGGTGCATGGGCTTGTCGACGGCCCACATGTGCGCCTCGGCGATGGTGTCGGCGAGGATCTGCGCGGTGCGGGTGTAGTTCTCGAAGGCGAAGAGCGGGTCGTCCGAGCAGGTGCGCGAGCCCCAGAAGCGGAAGCCGTCGCGGCGCACGAGGGTGGTGACCTCTTCGGCGTTGAGCAGGCCGGCGTCGGTGGCGGGGTTCTGCAGGTCGAAGAAGACGTCCTTGGTGATGCCGGTGACGCCATTGACGCCGATGTTGCTCAAGGTCTTGTGCCAGCCGATGTCTTCGTCGAGCTTGGCGCGCAGGCCGACGGCGCGGGCGGTGGCCCAGGCAGTCTCAGTGGCGCTGGTGTTGACGTTGAAGGCGAGGAAGTCGGGCCAGATGAGCATGAGCTCGCGCTGGCTGAAGTTGGCGCGGTAAGCGATTGCCGCGCTGACGGTGTCGCAGTTCCACGCGGCGACGTAGGCGAAGGCGCGCAGCTTTTGGGCGATGGTGGCGAGCGCTGCGGCGACGTCCTGGTTGTCCAGCCCCGGGCAGGCGAGGATGCGCGGGCGCACCCCGATCTTGGCCTCGGCGGCGAGCAGGGCCTGCATGCCCGTGTATTGGCCGCCGACAGTGACGGAGCCGATGACGTTGCTGGTGGTGGCGGCTTCGTCGAGGCCTTCGGCCACGCGCACCACGACGACGATGGGGGCGCCGTGGTCGGCGATGGCGTCGAGCGTCTTGGCCAGGGTGCCGTCGACGCCGGCCTTGCCGATGGCGGTCATGATGTTGGTGACGAGCACCGGGGTGTTCAGGGGGAAATAGGCGGCGTCGGCGTCGTCGGATGTGCAGACGATGCCGATGACGGCGGTGGCGATGGTGCGGATGGGGCGGATGCCGTCGTTGACTTCGACGACTCGCACGCCGTGGTGGTAATCGGTGGCCATGGGGCACGTCTCCGGCTGGGGGCGGTAGGGATGACGTGCGCAGAATGCCGCGCGCGCGCGGAGGGTAGGCGCGCGGCGGGTTTTGCGGTGGCGCGATTAGAACAGGTGGGGGTCTGCTGCGGGCTTTCGCGGGCGGGGGATGAGCACGCGCAGGCGGCGCTCGCAGTAGAGCAGGCAGGCCACGCCGAGCTCGAGCACCACGGTGGGCCATTGCGGCACGGTGCCCATGGCCAGCGCGAGCAGCTGCGCAGCGGCGCCGACGACGAGCAGCCACATGGCCAGGCGCACGGTGAAGTGGGTGCCGGGGGTCATGCGGTTGAGGGCGGGCTCGGCACGCCACAGGATGATGACGCAGGCCAGGGCGGAGGCAATGGACGGCAGCAGGGTCAGTAGCAGCGGGATCATTTTGCGATCTCCTCGGCCTTGCGCTGGGCAAGGCGCAGCACGCCGCGGCCGATGACGTCGACGGCCAGCAGGCCGATGCCCAGGGCCACAGGGAAGCCGGCGGCCTGCTGCGGCACGGCCTCGGGCAACCAGCCGGCGCCGGCGGCGTAGCCCACGGCCAACGGAGAGCCCCAGCCCCCCACCAGCGCGCTGATGCCGATGCGCGAGAGGCGGTCGAGGGCGCCGAGTACGGGCTGGTACGTCATGGCCCACCAGCCGCCGCCGGCGCCGGCAAACAGCAGCACGGGGTCGAGGCCAGTGGCCACGCCAAAGAGCGTGATGCCGGCAGCGGTGAGGCCAATGGCGGGCGGGCTGATGGGGTCGGTCATGAGTGGCCTTGGCTTATTCGGGGTAGGTGATCGACAGCTCGGGCAGCTCGGCAATCAGGTCTTCCGCAGTTGGGATAGGGCGCAAGCCGGCTTGCACGTCGTCGAGCACCTGGTAGCAGTGCGCCCACACGAGCGAGCGCCAGGCACGGAAGGCGCGGCCTTCGGCCTGGAACTTGGGCACGGCGGGCTCGTCGGCGTAGGTGACTGCGGCGCGGATGTCGTCGTAGCCGAGCGCCTGGGCGGCGGTGTTGAGGTGGGCGTAGACGGCGGCGACGCGGTCGGCGCGGATCTGCTCGGCGGTGGGGGCCGGCGGCGGGGGCGGGTCTTGCGCGACGGGGTAGCCGTTGGCGTCGGGCGCGATGACCTTTCCGGCGGACTGCGCGGCGAGCAAGGCAGCGTGCTGCGCAGTAGTGATTTCGATGGCATCGGAGGGTGTAGCCGCACCGTGGATTGATTCAGCATAGAAGCCGTTCGTCGTTTTTGAGTATTTCATTTTTCCTCTCTCGATATCTGATGCGCTCAGTATCCCAGCGCGATCCAGCGGGCGTTCTGAGTCCCGGTGCCGTAGACCCTTGACCAGCTCAGCTGCATTTGAGACTGCGACAGCGCGACCACGCCGATGCAGTTCTTGTTGAGGTCGTTCGAGACGTCGCTTGCCACGCCAGTCAAGAATGCTGTTGGGTAACTGATTGGGAATGTCAGGGTTGCAATGCCGTTTGCAGACGGCCCAATCGGAGAGATCCCCCATTGAATGATCAGGCCGCCCATCCACGTCGGGAAAACGATGTACCCATTGGCGGCCAGACTGATCGAAAACCCCATCCGCAGCTTCTTGGGCGTGACGATCCGATCATCCGCTGTCCCGGCGTTTGTCTCTGCCTGCGAAGCAATGCGCAGTACGCCGGCCACGCTTTCCGTGGCGGCCTTGAGCCATTTCGTGAACGATTGCCAGGCCCGCAGCGGCGTCATGTACTTTGAGTCAGTCTCACCGGCTTCTGCCTCTGCCTGGGTGGCGATGCCGTAGTTGAGCACGCTGCCCAGACCCACTTGCGCCTTGGTGACGCCGTGCGGGTTGTTGGTGTTGCCGGTGTGCCCGGCAAGGCTTGCGGCGGTGGCATACCCGGATTCGATCGCCGCGATTTCGAGTGCGAGTGCTTCGACCTGTGCCTTGAGCCACGCCGTGCGGTTGGCGAGCTGGTTGGTGGGCAGGTTGTCGATGCCGCCGGGGCCGCCCTGGACGGGGTCGGTGGTTTCGAAGCGATAGATGCCCGCCTCGTAGGTTGGGGTTTCGGTGAGGTTGGCCATGGTCAGGCTGCTCCGTAGGTGATGGTGCCGTCGCGCAGGCGGGTGCCGTTGCGCAGCCAGGCGGTGGCAGTGAAAGTGAGTTCGTCGAGGGTGCAGCGCGCGGGGGCGGTGGCGTCGAGCTGGCGGCGGGCGAGGGCGGCCTGTGCGATGGTGATGGGGCGGTTGAGGGTGACGCTATAAGCGGCCCATTCGGCGGTCTCGCCGCGGGTGCGGGTGCCGTTGTGGGTGGCGGTGCCGTCGCGCACGAAGGCGCTGATCCCTTCGACGATGTGGGCGGTGTAGCCGCGCGCCTCGTCGATGAGGCCGACCGAGCGCAGCACCTGGCGCACGCTGTCCACGGTGCCTTTGCGCGCGTGCACTGGCAGTGAGTCGGCGCAGACCTGGCGCTTGACCTCTTCGGGCCAGGCGTCATCCCACTCATCGACAGATAGGGCCCAGGCGAGCGCGGGCAGTGCGGCCGCGGGGCAGGCCCATGGGTCCCACAGGCGCGGCACTGGCAGCGCGCCGAGCGGGGCGGCGGCCTCGGTGATGGCGCGCTCGAGTGCCGTGGCGGATGGGGGGAGCAGGCTGCGGTCGGTCATGCCGGGTTACTCGCCGGTGATGCCAAGGCTGAGCGTGATGCCGGTGCAGTAGGCGGCCTCGTCGGGTTCGACCTCGATGTCGGCCGCGGGGGCGGTGAGGTCGACGCGCAGGGCGCCGGGCTGGTGCAGGGCGGCGAAGAGCGCAGAGCGGGTGACGTCGCGGCCGCACTGGTGCAGCTCGTCGACGAGCGCCTCGACGGCGGCCTGGGCGGCGTCGAGCACGGCCTGGGGCGAGGGGCCCGGCAGGACGTTGATGGTGGCGGTGATGCTGTAGGTGATGACGGTGGCGGTGACGACATCGACGCTGTCGCACAGGGGGCGGACGGTTTCGGCGTTGAGGGCGGCATTGACGGCGCCGAGCAGCGGCGCGGGGGCGGTGCCGTTGCCCGTGCGCGAGAGCACGGCGACGCGCACGAGGCCGGGCGTGGGGTTGCTGATGTTGGCGTCCTTGACGTCGGCGTCGGCGGACAGGGTGTGGAACAGGTAGGCGCCGCGGCTGCCGGCGACGGTGAGCCCTTCTGGGGCGAGCTGGATGCGGCGGCGGAAGTCGGCGTCGGGCTCGAGCACCGCGGGGGTGGGCGGCACGGTGGCGGAGTTGGCCGGGGTGATGGTGAGCCGGGTGACGCCGTAGAGGGCGCCGAGGTTGTCGAGGTCGGCGCCGGTGGCCCAGGGGAGCATGCAGGCACGAGCGGCGTCGTTGATGCGGGAGCGCAGCAGCAGCTCGCGGTAGGCAGTCTCCTGCAGGAACTGGGTGAGGGGCTCGGATTCGAGCGCGAGCACGGCGGCGAGATCGGCCTGCTGGGCGGTGGGGGCCAGGGCGAGCAGGCGGGCCTTGCGGTCGGCGAGCAGGGTCTCGTAGTCGAGCGGCTCGATGACGTTGGGGGCGGGCAGCAGGGAGAGGTCGATCAGCGTGGTCATGGCCGGGCTCAGGCGAAGGCGATCGGCACGGCGAGGGCAAGCTCGGCGCCGGGTTGGTCGGTGCGCACGAGCTGCAGGTCGACGACGATGCGGCCGGGCTGGGTGGCGTCGGGGGCGAAGCGGGCGCGGGTGATGCGCACGCGCGGCTCCCACTGCAGCAGGGCGTGGTAGGTGGCGGCGACCAGGCGCAGCAGGGTGGCGCCGTGCATGGGCTGGTCGATGAGCTCGGGCAGCAGGCTGCCGTAGCTGCGGCGCATGACGCGGGTGCCGACGGGCGTGGCGAGGATGTCGGCGATGCTTTGCCGGATGTGCTCGAGGTCGGCGATGGGGCGGCCGGTGGCGGCGTTGAGGCCCTGGTAGCTCATAGCGGAGTCCCCGTCTGGCTACCGCCGGACTGCACGCCGGTGTGCTTGTGGGTGTGCAGGACGATGCCGTTGCTGCTGAGGTTGCCGCCGGTGTGGGTGAGCGGGCCGGTGATGACGTTGCCGTTGCTGCCGCCGGTGCCGGTGATGCCGTTGCCGTAGGTGAGGAGGTCGTCGACGGTGAGCTTGCCGGTGCAGTGGGTGTGCGGGCAGTCGATGGTGACCTTTACGGCCGCTTGCAGGGTGGCGGTATTGACGCCGCTGGCGTGCAGGTGGCCGGTGGCGTGGTTGTACGTGATGCGGGCGCCGTCGGGGTAGTCGGTGATGTGCTCGGAGCTCGTTGTGCTCGGAGCTTCCACCAGCTCCGAGTACAGGCCGGTGAGCACGATGCCGCCGGCGGGCTCGCCGCTGGGGCTGAGGATGATGACTTGCTCGCCGACGGTTGGCGGGCACCAGGTGCGGGTGGTGCCTGCGCGCTGGGTGAGCCAGGGCAGCCAGCCGGTGAGGTTGCCGCCGGTCTGGACACGGCAGCGTGCGGCGTCGTGGTCGACGGCGGCGATGCGGCCGAGGCGGACGAGGTTGTCGAGCCGGCGCAGGGTGTCGAGGTGGGCGGTGTCGGGGTGCATGGGCGGCAGGATGCCGCGCGCGCGCGACGCTGGCCGGTGGGGCGGTTCTTCGCGGCGCCAGTCAAAACCAATCTATTCCGATCCATGCCGATCCATGCCGATCAACGTGGCGTGAAGTGCTCGAGCAGGGCCTGCAGGGTGTCGCGCTTGTCGTCGTCGGTGAAGCCGAGCAGCTCGCGCACGGGGTAGCGGATGGTGAGGCCGCGGCCGCGTTGCACGCGGTCTTGCAGGCCGAACTGATGCACGCGGGCGATGCGGCCGGATTCGCCGCTGATGTGGAGTTCGCCCGCTTCTGCGGTGGCGCTGGCCTTGAGGTGCGATGGGGTGCGCAGGCGCTCGAACATGGTGCGGCGCAGGCGGCCGCGGGCTTCGCGCAGCGTGGGCTGTGGCTTGCGGGGTTCGAAGGGGCTGCCGTCTGGGTTGCGCTGGGCGGCGATGCGGTCGGCCTGGCTGCGGCGCAGCTGCTGCACCAGGTTGCGCATGAGGGCGCGGCGCTGGGCGGGCGCGGCGCTGGCCAGCACGGTGCGCAGCCAGGCTTCGAGGGGGGAGGTCAGGGTGGCCATGCTTACACCGGGGCGGGGGTGGGCGTTGTCCAGCCGGGGGCGGTGTTGGGTTTGACGAAGACGAGCTCCCACGGGCCGGTTGGTGCGCCCAGTTCCGAGCCGGCCGGGTCGGGCTCGCCGACGTGGCGGGCGTGGGTTTCGCCGGTTGCGGGGTCTTGGGTGACGATGACGCGCTCGGAGAGCTGCAGGCGGACGGCGAAGTCCATGCTGCTGTGGTTGAGGATCTCGGCCTCGAACGTGACGGCCTGGTCGGCCAAGTCGGGGTTGAGGCCGATCTCGGGCTGGTGCACGCGCAGCCAGGCGAGCAGCGGGACGATGGCGGCGCTGGCGTGGTGGGCGTAGTCGAGCATGACGACGTTGAGCCGGTAGCGGTATTCGAAGCTGAGGCTGTCGCCGTAGCGGCTGTGGATGCGGCCTTCGTCGATGTAGATGATGAGGCGGTCGGGGTTGGCGGCGAGCTCGGGGAGGGCGCATTCGAGCGCGGCGCGCAGGCTGGCGGGCTTAAGCATGGCGGGCCTCGTGGGTGGTGGCGTAGTGCTTGGCCTGGGCGATTTCTGGGAACGCGCCGAGGAAGGCGAAGCGGTGGAAGAGGTGGTAGATGGGGCTGATGCCGATGTGACGGCGATCGACGAAGGCTTTGCTGATGCGGTAGGGGCCGCGGCCGATCTGGCCGAGTCCGATGCGCTGCCAGCCGTCGTCGGGCGGGTTATCTGCCGCCTGGCAGGCCGGGGTGGCTGGCGCGGCAGGTGTCGTGCAGGCGACGGCAGGTTCCGGCGGCATCGATGAGGTCGTGCAGCCAGACGACAAGGGCGGATTCTGGGATGCGGCCGGGCTTGTCATGGGCTTGGGTTGCCGGGGCGGGCGGGCTGGGCAGCGTTGGGCACGGGGCCATGCAGGCTTCCGGCGGCGGTAGCGGTGCCGTGGTTGGCGATGCCGATGGCAGCCTCGAGGCGCACGAGGTGGTCAGCAGACAGGTGGCGATCGTCAGGGCGAGCGGTTTGCAGTGCATGGGCTTGGCCCTCTATGCGCGCGGCACGAGCCGCAGCGGCGACATGCGCATCGTGTAGGGCTGCCGCTTGCCGGCGGTCGGACTCAGCCGCAGTGAGCGCACGTGCATCTTGAGCAGCGCGCTCGAGGGTAGCGGCCTTGCCGATCGCATGGCGGCCGCGCTCAACGTCCACGCCGTGGCGGTAGCCTGCGACAGCGCCCAGGCCGGCAGCAGCAGCGAGAGCCAGCAGGCCAAGGGCAAGGATCTTGAGGCGAGCAGCGGCAGGCATGACGATGTCGAGGTGGGCGGGCAGCACATTGGGGCTCCTGGGTCAGGCGGTGGCGGGGGTGGTCGACGAGGGGGGCGCGGCGATGGGCATGTCGCCCTCGAGGGCGTAGCGGGCGTAGGCGCGCGCCAGGCGCACGTCGTAGAGGTTGGCGCGGTAGTCGGGGCCGTTGTAGAGGCGGGCGAAGGTGGCCCAGCGCAGCTCGCGCAGGGCGGCGTGCAGTGCGGGGTCGGCCTGGACGAAGGCGACGAAGGCGCGGAGCTGGTAGCCCTCGGTGGTGCTCATGAGCTCGGCCCAGCGCTGGGGGCTCGCGTAGCCGAGGGCCTGCCAGTGCCAGCCCATGATCTGGAACAGCCCCCAGCTGCAGGATTCGATGGCGGCGTCGGGGTGGATGCGGCTGGCGGCGGTGAGGCGGGCGTGTTCTGCGGTGCCGCCGAGGTAGCCGCCGCGCTGGGGGTTGATGAGGTCGGGGTGGCGGGCGACGAGGGCGGCGAGGGTGTCGGGCTGCACGCCGCGGGCCTTGAGGCGGCGGTGCATGATGTGGCGCTCGTAGAGGATGACGGGGCGGTCGTCGGGCAGGAAGCCGGTGCCGCGGGATTCGACCTCATTCACGGCGCGGACGGCGGCGAGCGGGACGCCGAGGTCTTGCGCGGCGTGCTCGAGGTCGAGCGCGGATAGGTGGCGCGGGGTGCGGTGGTCTGACTGCAGGGCGGCGAGCGTCTTGGGGCCGGCAATGCCGTCGATGACGAGGCCGTAGCGGCGCTGGGCGTCGCGCACGGCGGCAAGCGTGGCGGGGCCGAACCAGCCGTCGACGGCGATGCGTGCGCCGTCGGCCTTGAGCAGGGCCTGCAGGGTGCGGACGGCGGCGCCGTGGCTGCCCAGTTTGAGCATGATCAGTCCCAAAGTTGCAGGCGGGTGGCCTGGGTGGGGGTGGCGGGTTGTGCGGGCAGGGTGACGAGGGTGCCGATGGGCAGCTCGGCGCCGAGATCTGCCAGGCCGGGGTTGGCCTCGAGCACTTGCTCGGTGATGCCGGCGGTGCGGCCGTAGTAGCGCCAGCATATGAGGTCGACGGTGTCGCCCTGCACGCTGCGGACTTGGGTGGCGGCGGCTGCCATCAGATGAGTTCCACCGTGGTGCGGGCGCGGCCGAGGATGTCGGCGATGGCCCAGTGGGCGTCGCGGCGCAGGTCGTCGATGGGGCTTTCGAGCTTGTCGGCGTACTGGTGGCCGTCGTTTGTGGCGTCGAAACTGCGGTGGCGCTCGATGAGATTTGCGGCGGCGGTGCAGGCGACGGCGCGCTGGTAGCGGTGGACGTGGGCGCTGGTGCCGTCGATGCTGGGCGCGGGCACGGCAGCGAGGGTGGCGTGGCCGGCAGCGATTTGCATGGCTTGCCAGGCGGTGAGCTGGGCGTTGGTGGCTGCGATGGCTTCGACCAGCGCGGCGCGCAGGCGGGCCGCGGTGACGGTGCCGTCGATACGCATGCGTGTGCGGGCTTCGGCGGGGTCGATGTCGGGCCAGAAGCCGTCGTTGGCGATGGGTGGCTCGTGCTCGAAGCGCGGGGGCGTGGTGGCGACGAAGGACATGGGGCGTTACTCCGGGTCGAAGCGGGACGGCTGGACGGTGATGCGACCTTCGGCAACGCCCAGGCTGGGGTGGCCGGACTGCCAGCGCCAGTACCAGGTGCCGGGCTGGGTGAGGACGATGTCGGCGTGGTAGTGGCCCAGCGCGTCGCGGACGATGGCCGCGTCGTCGGGGTAGCGCAGCGTTGTGGCGGCGCCCTGCGGGTTGAGGGTGCGCAGGGTGAGGCTGATGGGGTCGGCGTGGGCGCCGTCGGGGCCGGCGATGACGAGGGACACGCGGGCGGCGTCGCCCAGGAGGAAGGGCGGCGGGGGCGACAGGCGGCAGGGGTCAGACATGGCGGACGCTCGCGGTGAGGGTAGCGACGGGGCGCACGCCGGCCAGCAGCGTGCCGATGCGCTGGGCAGTGGCAGCCAGGCGCAGCAGTGCGGGGGGCTGGTAGATGACGGCGGTGCCGCTGGCTTCGGCCGAGCCGAAGGCGGCGAGCGGCACTTGCAGGGTGACGGCGCCTGCGCCCATGGCGTGGGCAAAGCCTGCGGCGGTGAGGGTGACGATGGCGGAGAGCTGTGCGGCGCCGGTGGCCAAGCCGGCGCCGGGGGCGTCGAGGCTGCCGGCCGTGCCGGTGGTGGGCGCGGCGCTGCCGCTGGCCGCCGAGCTGCCGGCTGCCTGCAGGCGCACCTCGAGCACCAGGGCGGCGGTGCCGGATGCGGTGGCCCCACCGGCGGCGAGCAGCGAGCCGTCGGACGTGGCGGCGATGCTGGCCGTGCCGCTGGCTTGCGCTGCGCCCTGGGCGAGCGCGGCGAGCTGGGCGGCGAGTGCGGCATTGCCTGCGGCCTGAGCTGCACCGGCGCCGGCGCGCAGGATGTTTGCAGACAGGCCGGCCGTGGCGGCGGCCTGTGCAAGGCCCTCGGCGGCGATGGTGACGCTGGCGACCTGGCCGGCGCTGCCGGTTGCTGTGGCGGCGCCAGATGCGGCGAGGCTGCCGGCGGTGGCTGCATCGGGCGTGGCGGTGCCGGTGGCCACGGCAAGGCCCAGAGCGGACAGGGTGATGTCGATGCGCGGGGCGGCGGTGCCGGATGCGGTGGCTGCGCCGTCTGCCGCGATGGGCGCGGACTGGGTGCCGGAGAGCGTGCCGCTGCCGCTGGCCAGGGCGACGCCGACGCCGGCCAGCGCAATGGAGGCGGCGAGCTGGGCGGTGGCGGATGCGGTGGCGGTGCCGGATGCGGCGATGGCTTGCTCGGTGCCGGTGCTGGGCAAGCTGTAGATGCGCAGGGGCTCGGCGCGGAATAGCTGCCACGGGTTGCGACGGACCTCGGCGAGTTCTTCCGCAGAAAGATCCCTCCGCCAGAAGGCGAGCCAGGTGAATGCGGCATTCCAGCTTCCGCCGCCACCGGGGTCAGAGCCGAGGACGAAATCTGACATCGTGCCTGCTGCCGGAGCCCCGCCGGCGATAACGGCTTCACCGTCGACGTACAGCCGAGCGGCGCTTGGGCTGCCAGTTATCGCAATGTCGTACCACGTTTCCGGGTTCGCTATGCCTGCCTGCGTGTAGTTCGTGCCGCCCAGGCGTAGATCCCACTGACCAGACACATGCCATAGCAGGATGTTCGACAAGCCCGCACGGCCGCCCACCCCGTTGCCGGAGACGCGGTTGATTCCTGCCGCAAACGTGAAAGAGCGGGTAGACAGTCCGCTCGCAGGGACGGTTAGCGAGACAGTTCCGCTGGTTGTTGTGCCTCTGACATCAGTGGCCACCCCGGCCGCATCAGGAACGTCGACGATGAATTCCGGGCGGACTGTCGTCAGCAGCTCACCAGAGACAAGATCCCGCAGGTTTCCCGCAACGACGGCGCTGTGCAGCCCCATCGTGAGCGGGTTAGCCCAGTCAATGCGGTGTGCGGATAGCGGCTGTCGATGATGGCGCCGCGGGATGATGATGGCGGTCATTTACGCAGCCGCCTTGTAGCTCCGCGGGGTGACCTTGAGCGTCCAGCCAGCGGACACGGTTTGCCCAGTGCCACTGTTGTGCAGGTAGTACTCGGCCTTTGCTGGCACCTGGCGCTCGATGAGGGTGGCGTATTGCGTGGTGGTGACGTTGTTCACCGGGACCGAGCCGATGAACATGGTGGGGCGTGTGGCCTCGGGTACCTCGGCGTCGGCGGTGACGTCGATGTCGAGCGGGCGGGCGTAGAGCGCGAGGACGGCGTTTTCGGTGGGCGCGGTGGCGAAGGCGAAGGACAGGACGAAGTCGGCGTAGATGAAGCCGGCGCCGTCTGCGACCTGGTCGTAACTGGCGTCGTCGGCCTGCACGACGGCGCCGTTGGCGATCGCTGCACCGTTGGCTTCGAGCGTTTTCGTGGTGCCGAAGACGACCGTTGTTTCGCCGCTCATAGCACGGCCCTCCCTTCTGCGATGTTGAGTGCGCGGCTGACGGAGTTGTAGTCGATGGGGTCGGGTTCGGTGCCGAGCTGCAGGAGTGCGTTGATGCCGCCGGCAATGTCGGGCATGGCGGTGGCGTAGGCCTGCATTTGCGCGCGGCTGGCGGCGAGGCCGACGTCAAAAGCGCCGCGCTCGATGAGCTTGAGCAGCCACTTGACGTTGGGGTCGGTGGCGCCGATCTGCTCGAGGGCGTCGAGGAAGGCGCCGCCTGCTGGTGCCAGCTCGGCAAGGATGGTGCCGATGCCAATCATGTGTGAGCGCAGACGGGTGCGTCCGGTGCTGAGCAGTGCTGCAATCTTTACATCGTTGCGGTTGGGCAATAGCGGGTCGATTGCCGCGACTTCGCCCGCCGTGAGCGGGCGGGCGACGAGGGCTTCGAGCGCAGCTTGTTGGGCGGGCGTCATGGGGTTGTCCTTCGGGATTCGCAGTAGTCCGTCAGCCACGCCGGGTCGATGCGCTCGGCGCGCGGGATGCCGAGCATGAGGGCGCAGAGCTCGGAGCAGGTGGGGCCGCGGAAGTCGATGGGCAGGCGCAGGACGTGCTGGGCGATGAGGTCGCCCCAGGCGTAGGGCTCGCCGTTGTGGCGGGCGAAGACCTTGAGGGCGGCATCGGGGCTGCGCCAGGTGATGGGGATGACGCGCCAGTGGGGGCGGTCGAGGTCGATGAGTTTGCGGCGCACGCCGCCGTCGCGCAGGCTGCTGCTGTGGCACATGCCGTCGATGACGACCTCGACGTGCGAGACCGGCGGGCGCCCGGGTGGGGTGCGGCGCGCGGGGTTGCGGTCGGTCCACCAGGCGGTGAGGTGGCCGAGGGCGTCCTGGGGCCGGTGCGGGGTGTAGGCGGCAAGCGCGATGCGGGTCATGGCGGCGTGGCCTGCGCGATCAGTTGTCGATCTGGAAGGTGAGGGTGCCGGCGTTGAACTTGACGGTGATGCCGGCGCCACTGACGGCAAATGGGGCGCTGAGGTTGATGCAGATCCAGCGGTTGCCGGCGGTGCTGGCGTCGTTGAAGCCGACGGACTGGATGGTTCCCCACGCTGCGGTGGATTCGGGACAGCTGATGACCGCGTTGTTGCTGGTGGTGCCGGTGGTGCCGGTGGATGCGGTGGTGCTGCCGGCCGACTGGGTGCCTGCCCAGGCGGTGAGGCTGGCGGCGACGGCTTGGCGGGCGTAGGCGGTGCCGGAGGTGGAGACTTCGGTGCCAGGGCCGGCGTCGGTGCAGGTGTCGGTGTACAGGCCGAGGTGCCAGCTTGCGGGGGCGCTGAGGGTTTGGCCGCGGAAGAGGGCGTCGAGGGTCTTGTTTTCGCCGTAGTTGGTGAGGTCGGCGGCGGTGGCGACGGTCGGCGCAAGGCTGCCGATGAGTGCGGCGACGGTGACGAGCAGGGCGACGAGGGCGCGGCGGACGATGTTCATGGTGTGCGGGGCTCCGGTGCGGGGTAGGTGGCGGTGGGGGCGTGGGTTACAGGGGAGGAGTCGGACCCCTTGGCCCACGCCCGCCGCCAGGCTGCGGGGTACGCTCGGTTAGCCGGCTGCGGGGGCGCTGCCGGCGGTGTTGGGGATGACGTCGAAGTCGGCGCCCTTTTGCACGACGGTGAAGTCGCCGCCGGGGGCTGCGCGGTCTTGCACAAGGGCGCCGACCTGCGCGGGTTCGGCTTCGGTGGCTTTCTTGATTTCGCGCTGGAGCCGCTCAATGTCTTTCTTGACGCCGACCTTGGCGTTGAGCTGCAGGGCGCGCTCGAGGTGCAGGAGGGCGACGCCGGGGTGGGTGTCGCGCAGGGCGTAGCCGATGGCCTTTTCGAGCTTGGCGCGGACTTCGTCGGGCATGTCGCTGCTGGCGGTCATGGCCTGGATGGTTTCGAGCGCGCCAACGTCTGCGGCTTCGCCGGCGGCGAGCTGGCGCAGGGCGAGCTCGGCGGCTTCTTCGGCAACCAGGGTGGCGACGCTGCGCTGGTAGTGGTCGGGCATGACGAGGCCGTGCGCGATGCAGTAGGCGGCGAGCGGGACGGCGGTGGCGAGCTGGCCGCAGTCGATGTGCCAGACGAGGAGGGTGACGAGGACGTCATCCTGCCCACCGCGGTTGGCTTCGAGGGCGCCGGCGATGTATGGGGCGTATTCGGGCAGCAGCTTGCGCTTGTGCTCGATCTTGCGTTCGACCGACTGGATTTGCTTGAGCTGGCGGCGGTGCTCGGCGAGCTGGGCGAGCATGAGCTCGTAGCCGTTGGCAAGCGCGGGGTCGATGCGGTCGCCGGATTCGGCGGCGGCACGGGCGGCGGCGATGTGGGCCTGCAGGTGGGCGCGGGCGGGGGTGATGGCGGCCTGGGTGGTGGGCTCGCCGTCATACGGGGTGCGGTTGTGGCGCATGGCGGACTCCGGTGGGGCAACGCCCGGCGGTGGCGGCCGGGCGTTGCGGGGCGGCGGCGGTGGTTACACCAGGGCGATGTTCTTGACGACGCAGCCGCGGCCGTAGTCTTCGACGACGTAGGCGTCGTTGGAGGACTCGTAGTTCTCGATGCGGTCGCGCTTGGCGTTGTCGATGACCGTGCGGCGGCGGGCGCCTTCCTGGTAGTAGATGGAGAGGTTGTCCAGGGTGGTGACCATGAGCGCGTTCGTGGGCATGAACGGCACGGCGACCGCCTGCAGGCCGCCCATGCGCTTCTGGCTGATGACCAGGTCGGCCGACAGTTGCTCGCTGGGGGCGAGCGACTGGTTGAGCATGGGGAAGTACTTGTCGGCGAGCAGGTCGCGGCTGATGACGACGACGAGGCCCGGGTCCATGCGGTACCAGGGGTCGATGAGGCTATTGACGACGTCGTAGACGAGGGCGTCCATGTTCTTGTAGTCGCCAGTGGCGCCGACCTTGACCGTGCCAGCCGTGGCGCCGCCGGTGACGACGTTGGCGGGCTTGTCGGCGGTCCACTTCTGGATCCAGCCGATGTTCACGTCCTGCAGCAGGGGGTTGGTGCCCTTGTTGGTGGTGGCGGCGGCGCTGGTGCCGTTGAAGCCGATCATGATGCGGTCGAGCGCTTGGCGGCGCAGGATGGCGTCGCGCAGGCGGGTCTGGAAGTCGTGGAACTTGGCCCAGAGGTCGAGCGTGGCGTAGCGGATGTGGGTGTCGTAGTTGGTCTGCTTGCAGACGTAGTCGATGCCATCGAGCGCGCTGACGTCGGTGGTTGAGCGGTCTGCACCGGTAGTGTCGGTGCGGCCGGCGATGGGGCCGCTGACGCCCAGGCCGAGCACCTGGCCGATTTGCTCGGTGACCGGCACGACGTTGATGCGCTGCAGGAAGTCGGACGTGTCCTGCATCTTTCTTTCGAGCGTCTGCTGGACGGGGTTGGTGACGGCGAACTTTTCAGCGGCGGACGGGACGCCGTTGAGCTGGGCAATCTGCTGCAGGTAGGCGTTGAAGGCCTGGCGGGTTTCGAGGCGCATGGGTGGGCTCCGGGGGCGGGTTCTGGTGTTGGGTGTGGCGGCCGTGGGCGGTCAGCAGTCGGTGACGACCTTGCCGTCGCCGCCGGTTGCTGCCGGGCGCTGGTTGTTGGGGGCGGGTTCGGCGTCGAGCTGGGCGCGGAAGGCGTCGAAGGCCTTGGAGACTTCTTCCAGGCCGGCGGTGAGGGCGGTGACCTGGTCTTGCAGGGCCTTGATGGTTGCGGCGTCTTCGGTGCGTGCGGCGCTGAATGCGGCGACTTGCTTGGCGTGGGCTTCGGCCAGGGCGGTGAAGCTGCCGGCGATGTCGTCGGCGCTGAACTGGGGCGCTGCCGGGGCGGGCTGGGGCTCGGGCTTGACGCCGACGAGTTCCTTGATGCGGGCGAGGAGGGTCTTGTCTTCGGCCGGCGGGGTGGTGGTGGCGGCGGGCTTGTTCTGCGGGTTCTTCGGGTCCATTTCGTCCTCGAATTCGATGGTGGTGGGGATGGCGGCCGTGAAGATGTTGTCCGGGGAGACCTTGCGGGCCTTGAGGGGGGATGCGTCGGGGTTGGCGGCCGAGAAGGCGAGCATTTCGGTGCCGAGGCTGGCGGGGGTGTCGGTGACTGCGAGGCCGATGAGGTAGGCGTGGCCGCGACGGGCGAAGTTGGGGTCGACTTCCATGCTCGTGTAGAGCTTCTGCCGGGCCTTGTTCATGGCGACCAGGTCGTCGGTGGGGTCGATTTGCGCGAACAGGGCGAGCTTGCCGTCTTCGACTTCGCGGGCTTCGAGGGCGATGACGTCGCCGTAGGCGCGGAAGGTGCTGTCGGGGTAGAGGCCGCGCAGGTGTTCGAGCCAGACGCGGGCGCCGTACAGGTCGCGGTTGAAGTGCGCGGCCATGTCCTGGATCCAGCTGCGCTCGATCTTGCGGCCGTCGGTGGTGTCGCCTTCGGTGCCGACTCGGAAGAATTTGCTCTTTGCTGCCATGGCTGGCGTTGCCTCGGGTACGGGATTGCGGCCATGATCGACGCGCGCGGCATGGCGCCCAATGACGCCCGGTTTTGAGCTGCGTGCGCTAGAACATGCGCGGCAACTTTCGCGCGCGCGCGGCGGGCAGTGTTGCGGCCATGACTGCGAGTACCGCCAATTCGCCAGGCCTGCCGGCGCTGGCGCCGCCCCCTTTCTCTGCTGACGATATCGACCCGCGCCGACGTGCGCGGGCGCTGTACTGGCAGGGCTGGTCGCTGACGGCGATCGCCGAGCACCTGGACGTGCCGTATCACTCGGTCCGCAACTGGAAGGCGCGAATGCGCTGGGACGATGCGGACACGATGGTGCGGATGGAGAGCGCGCTGGAGCTGCGCTGGGCGGTGCTAGTGGCGAAGGAGGCGAAGGAGGGGCGGGACTTCAAGGAGCTTGACCTGCTGGGCCGCCAGATCGAGCGCATGGCGCGCGTGCGACGGTACGAGGCTGGCGGCAACGAGGCGGACCTGAACCCCACCGTGGCCAACCGCAACGCGGGGCCGAAGAAGAAGCCGTCGCGCAACTTCTTCAGCGAGGAGGAGATTGACGAGCTGGTGCGCAAGCTCGAGGCCGGCATGTTCGGCTATCAGCGCACCTGGTACGACGCGGGCCTGGCGGAGCGGATCCGCAACATCCTGAAGTCACGCCAGATCGGGGCGACCTTCTTCTTTGCGCGTGAGGCGCTGGTGGATGCGCTGAGGACGGGGCGTAATCAGATCTTCCTTTCCGCATCGAAGTCGCAGGCCTTCCAGTTCCGGTCGTACATCCTGGACTTTGCGAAGGAGGTCGACGTCGAGCTGCGCGGCGAAAACATCAAGCTGTTCAACGATGCCGAGCTGATCTTCCTCGGCACGAACTCGCGCACCGCGCAGAGCTACCACGGCAACCTGTACGTGGATGAGGTTTTCTGGATCCCGCGCTACCAGGAGCTGCGCAAGGTGGCGTCGGGCATGGCGTCGCAAAAGCGGTGGCGGCAGACCTACTTCAGCACGCCGTCGGCGATCTCGCACGAGGCGTATCCGTTCTGGACGGGGGCGTTGTTCAACCGCGGCCGACCGAAGGCGGAGCGGGTGAGCATCGACGTGTCGCACCAGGCGCTTGCCCGTGGCGTGCATTGCGCCGACGGCCAGTGGCGCCAGATCGTGACGATTGAGGACGCGCAGGCGAGCGGGTGCGACCTGTTCGATATCGACCAGCTCAGGCGGGAGTACTCGCCCGACGAGTTCGCGCAGCTGTTCATGTGCCAGTTCATGGATGACGGCAACAGCGTGTTCCCGCTTTCGGTGCTGCAGCGCTGTGGGGTGGATAGCTGGGAGCTTTGGACGGACTGGAAGCCGTTCATGCCGCGGCCGTTCGGTGCTCGCCCGGTGTGGCTGGGGTATGACCCGAGCAGCACGGGCGATAGCGCTGCCCTGGTGGTGCTGGCGCCGCCTGCAGTGCCGGATGGCAAGTTCCGCATTCTCGAGCGCCACCAGTTCAAGGGCGCGGACTTCGCCGACCAGGCGGAGTTCATCCGCAAGACCTGCGCGCGCTTCAACGTGACATTCATCGGCATCGATGTGTCGGGCTTGGGCATTGGTGTGTTCCAGCTGGTGAACCAGTTCAGGCCGGATGCGGTGAGCTACTCGTACAACGTCGAGCTCAAGACGCGGATGGTGCTCAAGGCGCAGGACGTGATCAGCAAGGGGCGCCTGGAGTGGGACGCCGGCTACACCGACATCCCGGCGAGCTTCATGGCGATCCGCAAGGCGATGACCGCCAGCGGCCGACAGGCGACCTACCAGGCGAGCCGCAGCGAGGACGCCAGCCATGCCGATATCGCGTGGGCAACGATGCACGCGCTACTCAACGAGCCCCTCGAGGGCGTAACGGCTGCCAACAGCGGCTTCATGGAGATTTCCTAAGATGGACCAGACAACGCAGGCCGCCGAAGGCGCGGTCGTTGCTGCCGCACCAGGCGCACAGGCTTTCACCTTCGGCGATCCGGTGCCGGTGCTCGATGGGCGCGAGATCCTCGATTACCTCGAGGCGGCAAACATGGGCCGCTGGTACGAGCCGCCCGTGAGCTTCGACGCGCTGGCCCGCAGCTTCCGGGCGGCGGTGCACCACAGCTCGCCGCTCTACTTTAAGCGCAACGTGCTCGCCAGCACCTTCCGGCCGCACCCTGCGCTGTCGCGGGCGGCATTCTCTCGCTTCGCCCTGGACTACCTCATCTTCGGCAACGCCTACCTCGAGCGGCTGCGCGCGCGATCGGGCCGGCTGCTGCGGCTGGATCCGGTGCCGGCCAAGTTCGCCCGCCGATCGTCGGAGCGCCTGGACAAGTACTTTTTCGTCCGCGGCTACATGCAGGAGCACGAGTTTCAGCCGGGCGCCGTGTTCCACCTGTACGAGCCCGACCCCAATCAGGAGGTCTATGGCCTGCCCGAGTACCTCAGCGCGCTGCAGTCCGCCTGGCTCAACGAGAGCAGTACGCTCTTCCGGCGCAAGTACTACCTCAACGGCAGCCACGCCGGCTTCATCATGTACATGACGGATGCCGCGCAGAACCCTGAAGACATCGACGCGCTGCGCGAGGCGCTGAAGGCCTCGAAGGGGCCGGGCAACTTCCGCAACCTCTTCGTCTATGCGCCGAACGGCAAGAAGGAGGGCATCCAGATCATCCCTGTGGCCGAGGTCGCCGCTAAGGACGAGTTCTTCAACATCAAGGGCGTGACCCGCGACGACATGCTCGCAGCCCACCGCGTGCCGCCCCAGCTCATGGGCATCATCCCGAACAACACCGCCGGCTTCGGCGACGCCAGCAAGGCCGCCGAGGTCTTCGCCCGCAACGAGATTGCCCCACTGCAGGCTCGCATGCTCGAGCTCAACGAGTGGCTGGGCGAGGAGGTGATCGCCTTCGATGCCTACAGCCTTCCCAGCGGCACCACGCCGACCAGCAGCGGCCGCAACGACACGCTGATGCTCCCCACGCCATAG